TATTATAAGGAAGTGATATGGCATCAACAGTAGACATTTGTAATGGAGCATTAAACCAATTAGGTGCAACAACTATTTTATCACTTACAGAAGATTCAAAAAACGCAAGACTTTGCAATTCAAGATATACTCAAGTAAGAGATGGTTTATTTAGAACACATCCTTGGAACTGTTTACAGAAAAGAGTTGAATTAGCAGCAGACACTACAGCTCCTGCTTGGGGTTTTAGTTATGCTTATACTTTACCAGCAGATTGTTTAAGATTACTTAAAATATTAGATTATGATTCAAACTACAAAGTAGAAGGTAGAAAGATATTAAGCAATACATCTAGTATGAAAATATTATACATTGGTAGAATTACAGATCCTAATGAGTATGATGAATTATTAAGAGAAACTTTATCTGCTTCTTTAGCTGCTGATATTGCTTTTGCAGTTACTTCTAATAATACTACAGCAACAAATATGTATAATTTGTTTCAAGATAAATTAAAAGATGCTAGATTTGTAGATTCAACTGAAGGTCAAAATGTTGATCAAGATTTAGGCATGGCAGATCAAATAGATGCAAGTACATTTATAAACTCAAGGTTTTAATAAATGGCTAGGGTTGCTGTTGAACTTACAAATTTTACAGGTGGTGAGCTATCGCCAAGATTAGATGGTAGAACTGACTTAACTAAATATACATCTGGCTGTGCAACATTAGAAAATTTAGTAGTATACCCACATGGTTCAGCAGCTCGTAGACCCGGCTCTACATTTGTAGCAGAAGTAGCTGATAGCGATAACAAAACAAGATTGATACCTTTTGAATTTTCAACAACACAAACTTATATGCTTGAGTTCTCTAATTTAAAAATGAGAGTGTACAAAGATAGTGGTGCTGTATTAGAAGGAGATAAAACTATAACTGGAATTACACAAGCCAATCCTGCAGTAGTAACTGCTACATCACATGGTTATGAAAATGGAGACGAAGTATTAATTACTGGTGTTGTAGGTATGACAGAAGTTAATAGTAAAAGATTTTTAGTTTCAAATAAAACAACCAATACATTTGAACTACAAGACAAAGATGGAGTAGATATAAACAGCACAGCATTTACTGCTTATAGTTCTGGTGGTGTAGCTAACAAAGTTTTTGAACTAACAACACCTTATACTACTGCACAACTATTTGATATTAAGTTCGCACAATCGGCAGATGTCATGTACATAACGCATCCAGAACATGAGGTAGAAAAACTATCTCGTACTGGTCATACTGCTTGGACATTAACAGATGTAGATTTTACGAATGGTCCATTTATGGATGCTAACATTACTACAACAACTTTAAATCCAGCATCACATACAGTAGGTACAGGAGTTGCTGTAGTTGCTAGTGCAGTTACAGGAATAAATGGTGGTAGTGGATTTTTAGCAACTGACATTGGAAGATTAATTAATTTTAGAGATGGTTATATGAAAGTTACTGCAAGAGCAGATACAACAAATATTACAGTAGAGATTATAAAAGATTTAGGATCAGCTACTGCATCAGAAGATTGGTCTTTGGGTTCTTTCTCTGACACTACAGGTCATCCTTCTTGCGTAACCTTTTTTGAACAACGATTAGTATTTGCAGGAACAACATCTCAACCACAAACAATATTTTTTTCAAAGTCTGGTGATTATGAAAACATGGATGCAAACATTGGTGGCACAATAGCTGATGATGATGCAATCATTTATACAATCGCATCTAACCAAGTTAATGCTATCAGATTTATGACAGCAACAAGAACTTTAATCATTGGTACAGCAGGAGGAGAGTTTACAGTATCGGGTGGATCAGTTGATACTGCAATTACACCTACAAACATATTAATTAAAAAACAATCTAATCATGGTGCAGCTAATGTAGATGCTATAGCTGTAGGTAATGCTACACTCTTTTTACAAAGAGCTAAAAGAAAAATTAGAGAACTAGCTTATAACTTTGATGTAGATGGTTATATTGCACCTGACATGACTATTCTTGCCGAACATATTACTGAAGGAGGTCTAACACAAATTGCATATCAACAAGAACCTAATCAAATTGTTTATGGAGTTAGAGGTGATGGTGAATTAGTAGGATTGACTTATCAAAGAGAACAACAAGTAACTGCTTGGCATAGACATATTTTTGGTGGTAGATTTGGTAATGCAACAATTACAGTTACTGACTATGCAAATATAGCAAATGGTACAAGAATAATTTTAACAAAAGCAAATGGTACGACTACAACATTTACATCCGCTACATCTGCTACGTCTGGTAAATTTCATACAACAGCAAGTAATAACCAAACAGCAACAAATTTAAAAACATTAATAGATGCTGATTCAGATTTTACAGCAACAGTTAGTAGTAATGTAGTTACAATTACAGAAACATCACCATTGTCTACAGGATTTTTAACTGTTACATCTTTAGATGATTCTATTAGATTAACAAAAACTGATGAAGGTAAAGCTGTATGTGAAAGTGCAGCAGTTATTCCAACAGATGATACAGAATATCAAGTCTATGTAATTGTTAAAAGAACAATCAATGGTGCTACTAGAAGATTTGTAGAAATATTAAATGTATTTGATTTTGATCAAACAGATAATACATCATTTAATTTTTTAGATAGTGCATTAAGTTATAGCGGTAGTGCTGTTACAACAATATCTGGACTAGACCATCTTGAAGGACAAACAGTTTCTATATTAGCTAATGGTGCATCACACCCAGACAAAACTGTAAGCTCTGGAAGTATTACTTTAGATCGTTCTTCAACTGATGTTAAAGTTGGTTTAGCTTACACATCTTTATTACAAACTATGAGATTAAATGCTGGATCACAGAATGGTACATCACAAGGTAAAACAAAAAGAATATATGATATTACAGTTAGAATGTTTGAAACTATAGGTGTGGAAGTTGGACCAGATTTAAACAATTTAGAAAGAATACCATTTAGAAGTTCTGCTGATTTAATGGATGAAGGTATACCTCCATTTACAGGAGATAAAGAGGTAGAGTTTAGAGGTAATTTTGAAACAGATGGTTTTATCTTTGTTAGACAAACTCAACCTTTACCTTTTACAATTTTATCGTTATACCCAAGATTACAGACAAATGATGGATAATATGCTACATATAATACCTTACACAAAAGAACATGGAAAAATAATATTGTCATATCAAATGAATCATAAAATATTAGAAGCAGATAGAAAATATATTAACATTGAAGGTGATGCTATGAATTTAGAAGAAGCTAATTTAGCTTTTACAGGTATAGTAAATAATAAACCTATTTTTGCTGCAGGTATGAAAATGATTTGGGGTCAAGTAGCAGAAGGTTGGGTTATAGCATCAAGTGATATGTGGAAACATCCTTTAGGTGTAGCTAAAGCAATTAAAAAAAATTTTGCTAGAGTTGCCAAAGAACATAATATAAAAAGAGTTCAAACTGCAATCAGAAAAGATTTTGCTCAAGGTAAAAGATTTGCAGAGTGGTTAGGTTTGGAGAACGAAGGTTTAATGAGAAAATTTGGTTTTGATGGTTCTGATCAATATATGTATGCGAGGATATTTTAATGGCTCCATTAGTAGCAGCAGCACCTTATATTTCAGCAGCAAGTTCTGTAATGCAATTTACACAGCAAGGTGCTATTGGTAAATATAATCAAGCAGCAAATAATAGAGCTGCTACAGTATTAGAAGGTCAAGCTGCACAGATAGAACAAAAAGCAGAATTTGATATTGCACAATTTAATAAAACTTATCAAAAAGTAAAAGGAGAAACTAGAGTTTCTCTTGCTAAATCTGGAGTACAAATAGGAAGTGGTAGTGCATATAATATTGCTTTATCAAATGCACTTGAAGCAAAGTTACAAGAAAATTTAATAAGATATAATTCACAAGTTGCTGCAGCTAATAAAAGAGAAGAAGCAAGTTTTGCAAGAATAAAAGGTAGTATTGCTAGACAAGAATCTAAACTTAAACAAATAGGAACTATAGCATCTGCTGGTACGACTTTATTAACAATCGGTGGTGGATCATCACCTCAAGGATTAAAGGTAGCTCCATAATGCCAAAGATACCCACATTTACAGCACAAGGATCAATAGAACAATTACAAGGTTCTACTGCTGCTCCTCAAATGGGATTAGATCAAACACTAGCTACTGCTTTAGCACCTGCTACTAAAATGCTTGTTGATCAAAAAATACAAGAAACAAACGCACAGAACCAAGCAGAAGCATTAAAGCTAGAAAACAATTTTATAACTGATTTTATAAAAGTATCAGAAACTATTAATAG